TTGAATGATGTTCTTAAAGATATCGATTTTAAAAAGAAACCCAAAAAGGTCGACTACTCCTACTTCAACAATCTGCCCTTCAAGGCTCGTGCAACGCGCATGCCTTACCCATTTACACAGATGTATGTGAAGAAAGATTTTTTGAACAAAGAGGAATGTGAGAAATTAATTGATTTTATTGATGCCGGCCTGGGTCCATCAACAGTAGCAGATAAGACAGACAGCGGGCTTGTCTCTTCTTACAGAACAAGTAGTACCGCAAATTTACATTTTCTTGACGACGAGTTCTACCTAAACATAGACCAAAAAATTACAAGTTTCATGGGCATTGATCCGTTTTTAGGCGAAAGTTTGCAAGCTCAAAAATATAAACCAGGTCAGTACTACAAAGAGCATTGTGATTTTTTTCATCCCCACACAAGAGAGTTCAAAGTCTATTGCGAGTGGATGGGGCAGCGGACCTGGACAGCGATGATCTACCTAAATGATGTCGAGTCTGGTGGAGAAACCCGATTCAAATTCCTAAATAAATCGTTTCAACCCAGACGTGGACAGCTTTTGCTATGGAACAATCTTTACAAAAATGGGATACCTAATTTCAAGACTTTGCACGAAGCTTTGCCACCGATCAGCGGTGATAAGTATGTAATCACAAAATGGTTTAGAAGCTGGCCTTTGGTCTAGCTCTTCTTTCTTCCTTTAGCTTTTTGTTGCATTGCAAGTGCAATGGCTAAAGCTTGCTTGCGGCTGGTCACTTTCTTGCCGCTGCTTGATTTGAGTTCGCCTGCTTTAAACTCAGACATTACTTTTTTAACTTTATCTTCCATTTAAATCACCATTTCACTTTGTGGCTCCAATAACGGGCCGACATTTTGTCAGGTTTTGAGTCTTGAGCATTGTGCCTGGCGTAGTAAGAAGCCTTGCGTGCCTTTTCTTTTGCAGTCTTTGGATTTTTACCTGCACCTTTGACACCTTGTTGACCAAACCTAATTATCTTTTCCTTACCATCCTTACATGCTTTGACCACGTGAGACTTTGTTTTATGGTCAGGCGTGCGCTTTGGTTTGTTGCACTTCATGCGCTCTTTCGCCAAGCGCTTTGCCTTCGCACGGTCAGCCATTTCAGACCTTCAGAACGCCTCGATCTACCTTACCGACAATGTCATTGCGGACTTCGCCCTTCATGGCAGTATCTCCCGAACCTGGAATACGCTCTTTCTTGAGACCCTCCAGATAGCCAGAAAGAAACTCTTCTGAATTAGGCCGCGATCCAGCTGATGAAGAAGTCATTGTCTATGTAAGGCTGAGCACAATCAGCACTTGGGAGCTTTATAGAATTTGGCTTTTGTTCGAGCCACACGTTAATTTTATCAAACCTTTCTTTTGTGTAGTGCATATTCGTTTCAGTGTACCAATTTTCTACTAAACTCGAACCTTTTGATCGATTACAGTTACTGCAACAACAGGCCATGTTTGATCTGATATTGTGACCACCCTTATGTTTTGGGAGAATGTGGTCAATAGTCGCCGTGTCTGGTGTCAGCTTCTTGCCGCAGTAAGCGCATTCCCAATTCCAAGATTCAAATATATAATTTCTAAATTTCTTTCGAGCGTCCTTAGGACTAAGAACAATGAGATTAACTAATAGATCTTGCTCGCAATGAAACACTTTTGGTATTCCAGCCTTGTCAAAACTCTAGGCTGCACACACTTGTATTTTTGCTAAGCTCGTCTCGAGGGAGCATGGCGGAATCGGTAGACGCACCAGACTTAAAATCTGTTGGCCCACGGCTGTGAGGGTTCAAGTCCCTCTGCTCCCATCAATCTGTTAAACCGATTCGCTCATGATCTTCAGCAGCAGGATCGAAATCAGATTCTTCTAACAGTTTAAGAATATAAAAGCGTAGGCGTTCCGAAACCCACTTTAAATCTTCATCCGAGATATCTTGAATAATCGCATCAAGCCTAAGGTCTCTAGGAGGTGGATATAGGTATTCAGATATCAGGCACAACGCTTTATGTCTGCCTGCATTTAACTCATTCAACATGTCAGACACCTGCTAGTTCAAGCGTTCCATCACTGTTCTCACCCTCTTTCTTGCGTTGCACAATGATGCTGACACATTCAAGAGCGCCAGTGACTTTCAAGTAAAGTTCTTTATCCCGCATAAGGGATTCTTCGGCGGCTCTAATTCTCTCAGCTAATTCCTGTTGCTGAGAAAGAAGCTGTTGCTCAGTGTCTGTCAGGATGTCTTCCATTGGTTTCCTTGATTCGAACCAACTATAGCTTAATTTTCCCTGAAGTTCAGCCAACCAACGCCGCTCGCATCACCACCTCTGAAAAATCTATCTTGGCTCTCTGCCCTGTCGTAAAGGACCTCCTTACCTGCTTCGAGCACAGTTGTGTGCCAAAGACCGTTTACAATGTCTAGGCGTCCACAGGGGTCATGGCAGAGCCAATGAGTGGGACTGTAACCGTAAATCGTGATCAAATAGTTGAAGCCGAAAGGGTTACGCTGTGATCCTTTGTAGGGAACTTGAAAGGCCACCGGACAACCATCATCGATAGAATCTTGTATCTCGAAAGAA